GAGGCGAGGATGAGGAGGGGCGTGGGATGAAACCAATCCCTCGCCCCCGTGGACTGAAAGGAGCGCGCCCGGATCTCGTGATGCGGGATGAGGGCTATGTATATACGACCATCGCGTTTTTCCGAAATGGATCGGACCTGATAATACGCCTAACAGGATCTCCGCCCGCGAGATGGCACATGATCGTGGGATACCGACGATACACGGCGCTGGACATCATACGTAGTTGCGACCTGGGGAGGCACTTCGAAGACGGAATCCTTCGGATATGGATGACCGAGGGGCTGCCTCTGGGCTGGGTGCAGAGGTGCACGAGGTCGTTAGATCGGCCGGCGGTGGCGTATACGGCGGGGGTTGATGTGGAGGAGCAGGGGCAGCTGGCGTTCCGGTTTTGAAAAAAAGTCCCCCGCAGGCAGAAAGGATATGGGAGGCGTGAGTTTTGAAAAGGCGGATCCGGAAGAAGTTGAATAAGCAAGCCATCCGGAAGCTCGAATCTGGTGGGTTGCCGACTCGCAAAGAGATCAAGGCTTACCTCGCGGAAACGAACTGGGCGTTTAAGCGGGCGGGGCATTTCGTAAAGCAGTTTCGTGGCGACAGATGGTTGGGAGTCACCCACTGGCAACCGCTGCCGGAGCCACCGAAGGAGTGATGACATGCTAGAGCAAATGTTTCTTTGGGAAATCGACAGGGAAGCGACGCGGCAGAGAGTGGAGGAATACCTTGAAACGGCGCGAATTTATTTGCAGATCGGTTTCGTACGCCGTGAAATGAAGGTGACGGCATCTCCTGAACCGAGATACCACGGTCCGACGAACGCTGTCGGAAAGCCGGCTGAAGAAACCGCGACCTGGAACGTGGACACCGAGGAGCGCATGAAAGAGATCGCCGAAAGAGTACAGAAGGCAGTCGGTCGTCTGGGAAGGTTGGAACGCCAGATCATCGAAATGCGATATCTGAATGACGAGGAAATATACGACTACAACGTCTACACCGAGCTGCACATGAGCGAACGAAAATACTATCGCTTGAAGTCGAAAGCCATATACAAGCTCGCGTTTATGCTGCGGCTGGAGGTGTTTGTGGAACCTGGATCAGAACAGACGGCCTAAAAACGTGGCAGAAAAGTGGCAGACTTTTGGCAGAAAAAAGGCAGACGATTTGCGCAAAAGCGTGGTAATATGATATCAGGGAATAGCGCGAGCGACCGCCGAATATGTGCCATTTGCGGGGGAATCCCCCTAGAGAATGGACCTATAGCGAACCTCGCGCATCACATATCCGCCGCATCGTCTACGGCACTCTGTCCACGGATGGCGTGACACGGGCGATATCCGGAGCGGCGGGAACAATGAGGGATCGGGGATAGCCCGGTCGCCGTCCTGATGGACGGAAAGGGATGCGGTGGCGGAATCGTTAAAGACGCTCAGGTATGCTGAATCTTAGAGGGCGCGCGCGAACTCCGACAAACGGTGCCGGAACCGAACGGAGCGGATAAGCGAATGGAAATGAACCGGATAAACCTTCGCGCCCGTGCAGGGGTGGAAGTCCCTTGCCCGCATCCCGTATGTAACCGATCTGGCCCGGGTACCTTACGAGGTCCGGGCCGTTATAACGCAATTACAGTCCGCATATCGCGGGCTGTTTTGTTTTGAATGGGGGTGTGGGTGTGCAGCGCGTTGTTTCGTGGACACCCGAAGAGTATGCCTATCTGCTGGAACTGATGGAAAGGAACCCGGATCATACATACCGCCAATATGCTGAAGCACTCACTCGGAAGTTCGGGCGTGAGTTTACAGGCGAGGCGGTAAGGAAGAAGTTACAACGTGCCGGCAGCCAAAAGGCCGGCATTCACTTTTTGGACAGGAAAAACGCCGAAGAACACGATCCCGAAAAACTCCTGTCCGTCGTCATCCAGGCGCAAAGGGAATTTCAGAAGATGGACGATCGGCAAACATCGGTGACGATCGAGATTGACGATGACAAACCCATCGGCATCTGCTTCTCCGGCGATTGGCATCTCGGCGGCCTGTATACGGACCACGAACAGCTTCTCCTTGACAGCGAAATCATTTCCGTGACGGACGGCCTTTACAACGTGCTGATGGGCGACTACACGGACAATTACATCACGCGAAGCCACCCCGGCGGCGCGTTCGAACAGGTCATCACGGCTGACAAGCAAAAGGAGCTGTGCGAATACTTCTTCACCAGGTACTACCAGCGCGGCAATATCGCCGTCCTGAAAGGCAATCATGATCAATGGTCCGTAAAGGAAACCGGCGAGGATTTCATCAAGTACCTGGCGCGTCGCATCGACTCGCCTTATCTGTGGTATGGCGGGGAGATCATCATCAGGCTGGGCGAAGCGACATACCGGATACATGCACATCACTCGTACCGGTACAACTCCAGCCTGAACACGACGAACAGTCAGCGGAACCTGTTTAATGCTACGCACGCGGACATTATCGCGCTGGGGCATGTCCATACCAACGAAACCCATGCGAAAACGGTCGGCGGCAAGGATACGGTTTGGATGCGGACCGGCAGTTACAAGATCACGGACGATTACAGCCAGTGGCTCGGTGGCTTAAAAGGCGATCCGCGCGTGCCGATGTGCATGCTGTTCCCGGATCGGAAGAAGATTGTGGACTTCCGCGATATGTATGACGGGATCGAGTATCTCGTGATGAAACGGGCGAATTTGGCGGTGGTTTGAATGATCAAAGGTCTCGGCAAAGACGCACCAAAGGTCATCAACGAACAAGGCGGCTCACAATCGCTTTTACCATATCGTTTTGATCTTATCGACCCACAAGCGATCTTTGCACTTGCTGAAGTGCTTTATCAAGGCGCAGAACGTCACGGAGAAGACAACTGGCGCAAGATACCGATCAATGACCACCTCAATCATGCACTCGCGCATATCTACGCATACATGGCCGGGGACACACAGGACGATCACCTCGGCCATGCGTTTTGTCGGATGATGTTTGCGGTGGCGCTGAACAAGTAATGAGTTTGGAGCGCGGCATAAAGCTGACGGGAAACGTCCCATTAGATGCAGAGGCGGGGGCAGGGGCGATATAGGCAAGGAGGGAAATCCATGTTATTCGAAGTTCCAACGCACGTTGATGAGCAACTAGAAAAGATCAAGAAAAATATGCTGATTTTGGACATGTCGCTCGATGATGCACCATACTTTGGTGTCACGAAAGATTTTGTGAACGGGGCGCGTTTTGCCATGAACAAGATTTTTGAGGGAACGGGGTTAACATTTTGACTTGGTAGAAAAGCTCCGAGAACCAAAGCAGCCACACAAGTGTGTCGGCTGTCCGTGGGGTAGGTGGGAAGGAACGGTGCAGTTTTGTCCGTGGCAAGGGTGCGTGAAGGAGGTTGGCAAATGAGGTGTGCAGTTTATGATGAGATGCATGATTTGAAAGTCGGAACACCAAGAAGCGTTAAATCACCGCATGAAATTCGACTGAACGTTAAAAGTAGTTTTGAGGGGAAGAATATTCCACGTTGGGTTAAGGCAAATCCCCGACTTATTCAACAACACCAGCAGGGAGAGGAGAGCAATGTATGACCTGGTTGTCACGAAGCTTAAAAGACTGTTTTTTATCCTGTACTTCTTCATCGAGAGAATGCTTTTTGAAAGATGCGTGCCGTGTTTGCCGATTGTTGCGGCGTTGGCAGATGGACACATGAGGTACAGATCGGCGATTATTCGCATCAAGCACTCGTGCGGACATGTGCGGTGGCGGCGGGAATTTGGTGACGCAAGCGAAAGGGAGAACAAGCGGAAGTTTCTGCAAAGCCATGAGTGCGCAGAGTGCTGGGCAAATAATTGGGCGATGAACAAACAGGGAGAGGGGAGCAATGTATGATCTTGTCGTCACAAAGCACGCACATGAACAATATTGCCGGCGAGTAGAAGAGATTGAACGCGACGAACTGATACGGCGGCTCAAGTCCGAGCTTAGACTGGACAAGCCGCCTTATTACTTGTTCCGTGCACTCAATAGTTGGTGGGTGTGCGAGGTAAGCGGGAAGACCGTTGTGGTTGTGACCTGTTATGGGAACGGGCACATGGACATACCGGCGGCGCTGAGGTGGGCGAGGAGGCACAATGACAGACTGCGGTTTGACGACGTGATCTAAAGTGGCGAGAGAATTTGCAGAAGCGTTCTACCGGTCCAAGGCATGGAAACAATGCCGAAGGGCCTTTTTTATTGCCAAGCATGGGATGTGTGAACGGTGCGGCGGTCCAGGGAAGATTGTGCATCACAAAATCTATTTGACGCCGCAGAATATCAATGACCCGAGCGTCACGCTGAACTTCGATAACTTGGAACTACTGTGTCAGGAGTGCCACAACGACGAGCATTTAGGCACCGGCGTAACCGTTCGCGGGCTGAAGTTCGATGAGAACGGCGATCTAATTCAAACAGCGAAGAGCGACGATCCGAATCTAGAATACACGAGGCGGTATCTTGCCGGTGAAATTTTACCGGGAAGTTACGACTGGCTGCGAGAGCGAGAGAAATGGCGGGCCCGGTAGCACCCCCCTGTCTCTGAAAGGCGAGCCCGCGATGGACACCGCGCGTCCCACCCACAAAAACCCCGGAACTAGGTTCGCGCACGAGGGGGGTTAGATTGGTGGTGGAAACAAATGGACAAAGAGCAAAAAGAAAGGCTGAGAAAAAAAGAGTTGGCCAAACTTGATAAGATTTTCAAGAACCTGTCGCCAGATAAGCAAAAATTGGCCGAAGGTTTGAAATCACAAGCCGCGTTCATGGTTGCGACGCTGCAAGAATTGCAAGAGATCATGAATGAAGACGGGCCTGTCGAGATGTTCGAGCAGGGGAAACAGCGTATGTTACGCGAACATCCTGCCGCCAAGACATATAACACGATGGTTCGCAACTACGCCGCCGTGTGCAAGGCACTTTTCGATCTTCTCCCCGATGAATCTAAAAGCAGGGCTGTTGAGGATGAACTTATGGAGTTCATCAAAGGTGCGAAAAAATGAACTACATTTTGGAATACTGGGAGAAAATCCAATCCGGGGAGGTTCAGGCATGCAGGCGGCTTAAGCAGCAGTACCAGAAGCTGGTCGATGAGATCGAGCACCCGCGTGATCCGTGGGTTTTCGACATCGAGAAAGCGAACCGCCCGATCGAATTCATCGAGCGGTTCTGCAAGCACTCGAAAGGCAAATGGGCCGGGAAGCCTGTCCGCCTTGAGCTATTTCAGAAGGCGAAACTGCAGGCAGTCTATGGCTTCGTCCACCGGGAAACGGGCCTCCGTCGGGCGCGGGAAGTTTTGACGATCGTCGGCCGCAAGAACGGGAAGTCGACGGAAAAGGCCGCGCTCGGGAATTACATGCTAGTGGCTGATGGCGAGGGCGGTGCTGAGGTCTACAGTGTCGCGACGAAGAAGGACCAGGCACGGATCGTCTGGACCGAGGCGCACAACATGGTTTCCCAATCCCCGGCGCTAAGCAAGCATATCAAGAAACGCAAGACGGACTTGTATTTTCCGGTGACGTTCAGCAAATTTGAGCCGCTCGCGAGCGACTCCAACAGCCTCGACGGCCTGAACGTCCACTATGCCATTATGGACGAGCTGCACGCGATCAAGGATCGCAACCTGTACGACGTGATCAAGCAGGCGATGACGGCCCGGGAGCAGCCGCTGCTCGACATGATCACGACGGCCGGTTTCGTGCGGGAGTGCATCTATGATAGCATTTACGAATATGCCTGCAACGTGCTGGACGGAATCGTGGAGGACGACCGGTTCCTGGCGTTTATCTATGAGCTGGACGACCGGTCCGAGTGGACCGATTTCCGGATGTGGGAAAAGGCCAATCCCGGACTGGGCACGATCAAGGACTATAATGAGCTCGCCGCCAATGTGGAGCGCGCGAAGAATGATCCGGACTTTCTGCCGACCGTGCTCACGAAAGATTTCAACATCCGGGACACGGTGGCCGGAACATGGCTTACCTTCGACCAGGTGAACAACGAAGAGACGTTCACCATGGACGACATCCGCGACACTTATGCGATCGGCGGCGCCGACTTGTCCAGCACGACGGACCTGACCTGCGCGACGCTGCTCATCATGAAGCCGGGCAGCGACAAGATATACTGTCTGCAGCACTATTTCCTGCCGGCGGAGCTGGTGGAACAGCGGGTGCGTGAAGACAAGATCCCCTATGACAAGTGGGCGGAGCGTGGGTTGCTGACGCTCTGCGAGGGGAACAAGGTCAATTACCACGATGTCACGGCGTGGTTCTTGCGGATGGTCCAGGAGTACGGCATCCACCCGGTCTGGATCGGGTATGACCCATGGAACTCAAAATATTGGGTCGACGAAATGGAGGCGAACGGCTTCCAAATGGAGATCGTCCGCCAGGGACCGCAGACACTCAGCCAGCCGATGAAGGAGCTGGCGGCCGACCTGATGGCGAAGCGGATCAACTATGGAAATCATCCGATTCTGAAGTGGTGCTTGACCAACGTCGCCGTAAAGCGCGACGAAAATGACAATATCCGTCCGGTGAAGGGGCAAAAATCAAGGCAGCGCATTGACGGCGCTGTTTCTTTGCTTATCGCCTACACTGTGTTGTTTCGACACATGGAAGATTACCGGGCTCTTGCATGCTGAAAGGAGGTGGGCCGGTGGCAGAACAACGGAACTGGCTGCAAAAGGTGTTCGGGAACCTGTTCGCACGGCGAACCGGCCTCTCCCAGGTAAAGGTGATGGCCGGGTACACGCCGGTCTTCACACCGTGGGGAAACCGCCCGTATGAGGCTGATGTGGTGCGGGCGGCGGTGGATGCGATTGCCCGGAACGCCGCGAAGCTGAAAGCGAAGCACATCCGCCGTGTGAACGGGGAAATCATTCCGGTCGGCGGGCAGATTGAGCGTCTGCTCCAGCTGCGGCCGAACCCGCGGATGAACGCATACGACTTCTTGTACAAGCTGGTCAGCACGGTGTTGCTGGACAACAATGCGTTTGCCTATCCGCAGTGGGAAGGTGGGCAGCTCGTGGCAATTTGGCCGGTGAACTGCGTTGGAGCTGACATCCTAGAGGATGAGCGTGGAACGCTTTACGTGAAGTTCTACTTCGCGGATCAAGGCAACGTGGTGCTCCCGTATTCCGACGTCATACATCTTCGGCGACATTACTATGACAATGACATGCTTGGTAGCCCGAACACGCCGGTGAACACCACGCTTTCGGTGATCCACACGACCCGGGAAGGTCTGGCCCAGGCGGTAAAGACGTCGGCACATCTGCGTGGCATCCTTAAGTTCACTCAGATGCTTAAGGAAGAAGACTTGAAGGCTGCGCGTGATCGTTTCGTCAAGGAGTATCTTTCGGTCCAAAACACCGGGGGCATCGCTGCGACCGATGCCAAGGCGGATTACATCGAACTGAAAAACGACCCGAAGATGGTCGATGCCGACCAGATGAAAGAGCTCCGGGACACGGTGTTCCGCTATTTCGGCGTGAACGAAAACATCGTGATGGGCAAGTACACGGAGGACGAGTGGAACGCTTTCTATGAATCGACCATCGAGCCCATCGCCTTGCAGCTCAGCCTGGAGTTCACAAGCAAGCTGTTTTCGGACCGGGAGATCGGACATGGTAATGAAATCGTGTTCGAGGCCAACCGGCTCCAATACGCGAGCGTCAGCACGAAGCTGGCGCTTGTTGCTTTGGTGGACCGCGGCGCCATGACACCGAACGAGTGGCGCGAAGTGTTCAATCTGTCGCCCATCGAGGGCGGCGACGTTCCGATCCGACGGTTGGATACCCGGCCGACGAATGAAAATCTGGAAGGTGGTGACGGCGATGCCGATTCCGGCACCGCAGCAGAATGAAACGAAGGATGAATTCATCCAGCGCTGCATGTCCGACGAAGCCATGCTGGCTGAATATCCTGACGAGGCTCAGCGATACGCGATTTGCCTTGCCCAGTGGGAGGGACAGCGCTCTTCGGTATATCCGCAGCGGGAAATCCGCATGGCGGAAATCAGGGCTCTGGAGCCTGCGGGTGATGGGCAGGAAATGATCGTCGAGGGTCGGGCCGTCGTCTACGAGAGCCCGACCGTTCTGTTTGAGATTGACGGTCGCAAATACTATGAGGTCATCGCCCGCGGCGCTCTGGACGGCGCCGATCTGCGGGACGTGCCGTTCAAGTACAACCACAGCGACAGCGTCATGGTGATGGCGCGGACCCGTAACAAGACGCTGGAGCTCATCCCGGACGATCAGGGTCTGCTCGTGCGGGCCAGGCTGGCGAACACGACGACCGGCCGCGATCTGTACGAGCTCATTAAGCGGGGCGACGTGGACAAGATGTCCTTTGCATTCACGATTGACAAGGATGAATACGACCGTGACACGCGCACCCGTCGGATTCTCCGATTCAAGCGAATCTGGGACGTGTCGGCGGTGGATACCCCGGCTTACGACCAGACATATATCAGCGCACGAAGCTGGTTCGCGGCGCAGGCGGAGGCCGAGCGTCAGGCGGCGGAGGCCGCTGCGAGACGGCGGAGGGTGCTAATCGCAAAAACTTATTTGTGAGGTGTTGAAAGGTGAACATCGAAAAAAGACTTCAAGAAATCGAGGCTCGCAAAGTCGAGTTGAGAAACGTTCTGGAAAACGACGAAAAGGCTGATTTGGACGCTATCGAAACTGAACTGAAGTCTCTGGCAGACGAGGAAAAGGAATTGCGTCGCCGACTTGACGTGGCCGCCGGCATCCAGGCGGGCGGCATTGAAGGTCGGAAAATCGGCTCCACTGGGCTGCCGGCGAAGGGTGAAGCTCGCGACGTGGATTCGCACGACACGATGGAGTACCGCCGGGCGTTCATGGAGTACGTGACGCGCGGCAAGAAGTCGGATGTCCTGGAATTCCGGGCCGACGAAACGACGCTGCCGAGCGACATCGGCGCCGTCATCCCGACGACGATCATCAATCGGATCGTCGAGAAGATGGAGGAAGTCGGCCGCATCTGGTCGCGCGTGACAAAGACCAGCATCCAAGGCGGTGTGGAAATCCCGGTTTCGACGGCGAAACCCACCGCGGTGTGGCTTGCGGCCGGTCAAGTGGCGGAAAAGCAGAAGAAGGTCGTCAACGCGAAGATCAGCTTCTCCTATCACAAGCTGCAAGTCCGCGTGGCTGTCGAGCTTGTTGCTGGTACGGTGGCGCTGCCGGTGTTCGAGGCGACGGTGGCCGACAACATCGCCGAGGCGATGGTCAAGGCACTAGACGCTGCTATCATTTCCGGCACTGGAACCGGCCAGCCGCTCGGCATTGCGAACCACAATGTTCCGTCTTCCCGGGTGGCCACGCTGTCGCCGGAAGACTTCGGCAAGTACGAAACGTGGCCGGCGGTGTTCGCGAAAGTTCCGCGTTCGTATCGCTCCGGCGTGGCGCTCATCGTGAACGATGCCGACTGGCACAAATACATCGTCGGCATGACTGACACCACCGGCCAGCCGATTGCCCGCGTGAACTACGGTCTGGATGGTACGATCGAAGAACGGTTCCTCGGCCGCGAAGTCATCGCCGTCGAAGACCTGCTGCCGTCCATCGACGAGGCGGACGCTGGCGAAGTGGTCGGCATCCTGGTGCGGCTGAGCGACTACATGGTGAACTCGAACATGGCGATCACGTACCGCCGCTACTTCGACGAAAACACCGACGAGTGGATCTCTAAAGCGACGATGATCGCTGATGGCAAGCTGGCCGATCCGAACGGCGTTGTGTTGATCAAGAAAGCATCCAGCTGAAGGGATGGGTAGTCATGGCGTTGTTGGATGATGTGAAGCTGGCGCTGCGCATTACCAGCAGCGCCTTTGATTCTGAAATTGACGATTTGATCGCTGCGGCCCGCGCTGATCTTAAGTTGTCAGGGGTTGATCCGCAAAAGGCTGACGCCAACGAACCTGATGCGCTGATAAAGAGGGCCGTTATCACCTATTGCAAAGCGAACTTCGGGCTTGACAATCCCGATGCGGAACGTCTGCAACGCGCTTACGACATGATCAAAGCGCACCTTACGCTTTCGACCGAGTACACGTCGGCTGGTGAAACGCCATGATGTGGCGTGATACCGTGAAACTACTGAAAATCGTCATGGACTACAACGAATATAACGAGCCGATCGAAACCTACGTTGAACGAGAGGTATTCGCAAACAAAAAGTCCGTGCGGCAAAGCGAGTTTTACCAAGCGCTAGCCGCCGGCATGAAGGCTGAAATCATGTTCGAGGTGCGTCTGGTCGATTATGATGGTGAACTTCGCCTGAAATACGGTGACAAGGTGTACGATGTCACCCGCACATATGAGCGCAACGGGGAAATCGTTGAGCTGGTTTGCGCGGCAATGGAGTGAGTGGCGATGGCTCGAAAAAGTGAAATCGTCGGCATGAAAGAACTGGAACGCGCGTTCCGCGAACTCGGGAAGGTGCCACAATCGGCGGCCACGAAATCGGCGCGCGCTGGCGGTCAAATCGTGCTCAAAGCAGCCCGTGCAAATGCTCCGGTTGACACTGGGGAATTGCGCGACGGCATCATTCTGAAGCGAGAGAAAACCCGTGTTCGTGGCAAGGCGGTCTATGACGTGATGATGGACCCTGCCAAGAACGACATCTTTGTAAAGACAACGAAAGACGGCAAGCGGTATTATTACCCGGCGTCGCAGGAATACGGCTTTCTCACGCGGGACGGTGGATATATTCCGGGCTATCGCTTTTTGCGCCGAGCGATCGACGAGAACGCGAATCAGATTGAACGGCGCATTCTTGAGGTGGCCGGCAAAGAAGTGGACAAAGCCTTGCGGAAGGGAAGGTAATGCGGGTGGATTTTGAACCGGCTCTTGTGCAAGAACTTAAAACCATCACGGCGCTTGAGAACCGGATTTACCCGCTCACCGCGCCGGAGGCGACGGCTTCAAGCGGCGTTCCATACCTGATTTACGCCAGCAGCGAGGGTTTGCGCGATAAGACGCTTGGCGGGCATCTCGACAGCAAAGAGGTTCGGGCAGAACTCAACATCATAGCCCAAAAGTACAGCGACATGAAGGCGATCACGAAACAGGTGATCGCCCTTTTAATTACCTTCGAGGGGCGGCAAATCGGAACGGACGGGCCGTTCATCGAGGAATTGACCTATCAGATGCCTGTCGAGATGTACGAATCGCAACCGGATTTGTACCGGTGCGTGGTGGAATTTTCAGCATACCTAAGGGGTGATTAAATTGCCGAAACAAAGGGCATTGGGAACAAAACTCCTGATCGGTGATCCGGGGGTGCCCGTTGGGCATCTTACGTCGATTTCGTCTCCGTCGATGAGTCAGGAAACGATTGACGTGACCACGCTGGACAGCCCCGGCGAATATCGGGAGTTTATCGGCGGATTCAAAGACGGCGGGGAAGTTTCGGCATCGGGGTTTTTCGATCCGTCCGATGCCGGGCAACAGGCTGTCTACACCGCTCTGGAAAACAGCGCGGTCGAAAAGTTCACGATTCAGTTTCCGGCCAGCATGGGTGCGTCGTGGGAGTTTGACGGTGTTGTGACGTCGTTCCAAACGACCGCTGAACTGGAAGAAGCGATCGGGTTCGAAATCACGATCCAAGTTTCGGGTAAGCCCACGCTGACGCTGCCGACGGGAGGCTAATGAATAAGCGGCCCGGGGCCATGCGCTCCGGGCTATTCATTTACAACGGGAGGAACAGATTTTATGACCAAACAAAACAACGACGTTGTTATCATCCAACTTGATCGTCCGCGTGAACTTCGATACGGACATAAGGCTCTGAAAACTCTTGCGGCTTTGACGGGCAAAACACTTGAGGACTTGGAAAACCCGACGTTTAACGTCGAGGACATCGAAAAGTTCATCTATTGTGGTCTTCTGTCGGATGCTCGCAAAAATAACGAGACCTTGAGACTTGAGGACATGGAAGACCTTCTGGATCAGGCTCCGTCATATCAGCATATCATCGAGAAAATGCAAGAAGCATTCGCGGCCGCATTTGGTCCGGTGGCGGAGGGAAACGGTCCGGGGGAGAATCAAAACCCTGGGACTGGGACGAAAGCCTGAAAGCGGCATTTAGAGTTGGCGTCTCATTGGATGAGTACAACGAGATGACGCCACACGAACTAAACCTACGCATCCAGGTTTACAACGAGGAAAAGCTGGAAAAAGGTGAAGAAGAATTCATCATTGCATACCTGACGGCGTACTGGAATCGCGTGAAGCGGATGCCGAATCTCAGGAACATTCTCAGCAGCATCAGGCCGCGTGAGGAAATGTCAGACGAGCAGTTGCTCGCACAGATCAAAGCCATGAACGCCGCGATGGGCGGTGAAGTGAAGATAAAGGGGCGGGAGTGATCCCGCTCCTTTTTCTATATCTTTTGCGTGGGCAAGCGTTTGGCTTGTCCTAAAGGGGGTGGTCGGGACCATGGCGGTTGTAAGAAACCTCCTGGTCCGAATATCGGGCTGGGGCTGATTTCTCCGCTCTCCGCCGGAGCATGCAGCAAGTCCAGCGTGACATGGAGAGATTCAAGAAGAATGTTGATCGCACGATGCGGAATGTCTCGACTGTTCTGGCATCGGTCGGCGTCACGCTGGGGCTGCGTGCAGCTGTTAAGGACGCCATGGACTTTGAGGCGGCAATGCAGCAAATCAACCGCCTCATGGGTGATAGCGCGGATGTATTTCGTCGGTGGGTAGATGAGCAAGCTGCTTCGTTCGGTATGGCGCGTTCCGAGGCGGTTAGGTACGGCGCGACATACGCAAACCTGATTAGCACGTTCAGCCGCTCGACCGCAGAAGTTGCGAAGCGCACCGAGGACTTATTGCGCGCATCCGCCGTCATTGCCTCCAGTACTGGCCGCACGATGGAGGACGTGATGGAGCGGATTCGGTCTGGACTCTTGGGCAACACAGAAGCTATTGAGGACTTGGGCGTGAACGTGAATATCGCCATGATCGAGTCCACGGATGCGTTCCGTAGATTTGCCGGCGACCGGAGTTGGCAGCAACTAGATTTCCAAACGCAACAAACAATCCGGTATTTTGCGATCCTCGAACAGGCCGCCGCGAAATACGGCGTTGAACTGGCGCAAAACACATCCAGCCGTCAAGCGGCTTTCGTCGCACAACTGAAAAACGCCCAGCTCGCCCTCGGACAAGCGTTTTTGCCTATATATAACGTCATTCTCCCGGCCCTGACACGGTTTGCTACTGCCCTTGCAAATACAATGAACACAATCGCCCAGTTTGTTGCGGCGCTTTTCGGGTATGAACAAGCTAAGCAGCAGACACAGATGACGGAAGCACAGGCCGGCGCTGTATCTGATTTGGGGGATGCCTATGAAAAAGCCGGAAAGCAGGCAAAGCGGGCCGTAGCCGGTTTTGACCAGCTTAACCTTATCAGCAGCGCTTCTGCCGATGCTGGTGGCGACGGTGCAGGTGGCGTTGCAGCCCCTGTAGAGGCGTCGGGCGGCCCTCTCGCTAAAGTTGGAGAAACGATGAGCCAAGTATCCCAACGCGCGCGCGAGATGGCCGAGAGAGTACGGCAGGCATTCGGAAATCTGGCACAGTTCATCAAATCCAACTCCGACATCATCATTGCCGCACTTGCTGGCGTAGGCGCGGGAATCCTGACAGGCCTGCTTATTACCAAATGGGGCGCAATCACAGCCACCGTAACAAAGGCCGTTGCAGCTATCCGCACGGCATTTGTTGGTCTCGGCACGGCGATTGCCGGGGCTAACTGGTGGATCGTGGCTATCGTCGCTGCCGTGGCGGCACTTGTGGGTGCTTTTGTGTATTTCTATCGCACAAACGAGCAGTTCCGCGGATTCGTGGATGGCATCCTTCGCGCTATCGGAGAGGCTGCTGAGTGGCTGTGGCAGAACGTCATGGTACCATTCGGCCAATGGCTCGCCGAAGTCATGCCGAAGGCGTGGGGTGCCGTGAGTGAGGCTGCGGAATGGTTTTGGAAGAATGTTCTAGTCCCGTTCGGTAATTTCCTCATGTGGATCTGGAACAATGTGCTTGTTCCAGTCGGGCGAGTAATTGGCGAATTACTAACTATTGCGTTTGAGACTTTAGCCAGTGTTGCAAAGGACTTCTGGGAGAATGTCCTGGTACCGCTGGGAAATGCTCTTATTGAGATGTTTGGGCCCGCTGTGGAGGCTGTTTCGTCTGTACTGATGTTCCTTTGGAAAAACGTTTTTGTGCCATTTGGAAAATTCCTTGGTACTACGATCATGGCCGTTTTGAAAGCATTGACTGATGCTTTTGTTGCGTTGTGGCAAAGCACGCTCAAGCCGCTAGCAAATTTTGTAAAAAATGTTCTGATTGTTGTTTTTCGAAATGCGTTCGAGGGGATAGGTGGCGTGATCAACGGTATCAAGCAAACTTTTATCGGCCTCATGAACTTTATCACCGGCGTGTTTACTGGTGATTGGCGGCGTGCATGGCAAGGGGTCAAAGACATATTCGCAGGCATTATGTCCGGTTTGTGGGCGGCAATAAAAACTCCGCTGAACATGATCATTGATGGGCTGAACGCGCTCATCAAAGGCATCAACAAGATCAAGGTAGATGTGCCCGGTTGGGTCGAAGACTTGACCGGTTATAGCTCGTTCGGGTTCAACATCCCGCTGATTCCCAAACTCGCTCGCGGCGGTCTGGCTTATGGTCCGACACTCGCAATGGTTGGCGACAATCCGGGTGCTCGCACGAACCCGGAAGTCATTGCTCCGCTGTCTGACCTGGAGTCGATGCTGGACATGGGACGGACAAACGACCTTCTGGCACGGATTCTTCGGGCAATTGAGCGCGGCCAGAACGTCACCGTGAGCATCAGCCGGAACGAAGTCGGGCAGGCTGCGGCCAGCTACATCAATGACGAGGCGCGGCGCGGTCGTAATCCCCTTCCGGCGCTGTGAGGTGATTGGGATTGTACCTTGCGATTGATGGGCAGGAGATCGCCCATTATCCGTCCGAATTTAAATGCACGATCATGGATTTGGACAACGCCGAGACAACGAAACGGACGGCAGACGGCCAGCTCACGCGAGAACGGATCGCCGTCAAGCGGCAAATAGAGCTTCGTTTTAACGCCATGACGTGGGACAAGCTCTCGGCGATCCTGACCGCGCTCAAGCCTAAATTTGTGCAGATCACATACCCCGATCCGGAGTCCGGGCAGCAGGAGACCCGGACTTTTTACGTGTCTGACCGCGAGTCGGCGATCGCTATTGAGCGCGGCGGGACGTACTACTGGAGCACAGGGTTTACATTGACGGAAAAGTAGGTGAGAGTGTGTATCCAATATCACCGCTATATGACGAATACTTGAAAGAGCGCGCTCGCCAGTGGTCCGTGAAGGTGGACATCGCCGGGACGGAATATGGGATGGACTCGATCATCGACTTCTCGGTCGAGAATAACCTGACGCCGACGGATGATTTCGCGATCGGCCAGGCCATCCCGTCCAAACTGGTCCTGCGACTCAAGACGGCCGATGAGATCCCACCCAATGCCCGCATTGTGCCGTATATTGCGCTGATTCTGCCTCCCGAAATGGATGGGGCAAATGTCGCATGGCAGGATGCGGATGTTGCATGGCAGGACGCTGATTTCCCGTGGCAGGGTGCGATTACCGAATACATGCCGCTGGGCGAATTTTTCGTCGACCGGCGCGAGAAGATCGGCCCGGAAACGTGGGAGTTCGTGGCCTACGACAAATTGGTGTATGCCGATGTCGCCTACGTGTCGCAACTCTCGTACCCGGCGACGATGCAGGCAGTATGGGACGAAATCTGTACCCAGCTCGGCTTTACCTACGACTCAAGCGTCGTGATCGGCTCGTACACGGTCCCGGTCGCGCCGACGGGATACACCTGCCGGCAGGTGATGGGTTATATCGCTGGCGCGAATGGCGCGTCTGTGTACGTGGGCAAGGACGGTACAGTCAAGTTCCGGCGCTATTCGGCCAGCGACGTGCCCGTGATGGAAGTCACGGATGCCGAGTATATCGCCGTGACGGAGACGGGCCCGGCGAAGACGTACACACGGGTTGTCGTGGTCTATGATCCTGACGAGGGGCTCGCGTACGAGGCTGGTACCGGTGACGAAAACCATACGCTCTATGTCGAGTGCCCGTTTGCCACGCAGACCATCGCGGACGCGCTGCTGGTGCAGCTTAGCGGGTTCTCTTTTACACCGATTCAAATGGATATGCGCGGCTATCCGCAAATCGAGGCCGGCGACCGCATCCGGTATGGCCGTGCAGCGCCTGAGCTCACCTGGGAGACGGCCGACATCGCGTGGGAGGACGCGGATTTTTCGTGGGATGGCTTTTATGACGGCGGTCAATCGCTCTGTCTCAACATGACGTACAGCTTCAAGGGCGGTCTGAGCCTCGGCATCGACGCGCCTGCTAAGTCCGAACAGGAGTCCGAGTTTGGCGTAGACGGCACGTTGACGGCAGCAATAAATAGACTGAACCGAAATTCCGTGAAGAAAGGCAAAACGTACTACGGACTCACGATAACGGATGATGAGGGGTTTGTCGTCGAGCGCAGCGATCACAAATCCAAAATCACGCTCAACTCCGACACCATGCGTTGGGACGTGGATGGATCGGCAGCCCTCGAATATGATGCATTCGCCGGAAAACTCCGGTATCGTGGCGACATCATCATGGAAGGCGGCTCCATCTCGTGGAGCGACGTAAACGCTCCTGATATCGATGATATTCCGAATCTTTCCGGACGGCTCACCTATATCGGCCCGACCGGGATTTATACGGGTACGATCAACGCGAATCAGATCAATACCGAGTCACTCTCGGCAATTTCGGCGAACCTCGGCACGGTGACGGCGGGTCAAATCATCGGCGTATCAATTAACAGTGCGGTAATAACGGGTTCAACAATCCAAACCGCAACGTCCGGCCGGCGCATCGTGATGTCGGATGCCTTCCGTTCATACGACAGCAACAACGTCGTCCGGATTTCGATCGAGGACTTTCCGGGGTTCAACTACCATCAACTGCAATTTTTTGGCCAATCTGGAACACGTGTCGGGGTTATGTCGGGGACAGATGGACAGACAAACCTTGCCACCGTGAACAATGCAATGCTTGTTTTGAGGGGTAATCCGATCGCGATTGATACAACGTCAAGCGTTAACTTTCAAGGCGTACCGGTGAGTGGACTGACACTACCTATAAGCGCGATAAGTGGTCTTCAAGATCAACTAAATGCCATCTGGAGCGCTCTAAATAATAAAGCCGACAAAGGGGCGTTTACCCAACCGGCCGGGCCATATAACGGCGGCATACCTATCGGGACTAACCTCATGACATCTGGCGGAGGGGTTGTAACGTGGAACGGAATTCCGGCACATAGTCACGTACAATCGTGACACGCAACCCAATATACTATCCTGCGTATAATTTGGTATAATGTACCTACCAAATTATTGAACGGAGGAAGGGAAATGAGAAAGGTAATTGTATCCTTTGTCGCTGGTATATTGGTTGCGATTGGAACAAGCGCCGCGTATGCGGAAGTAACGTCAATGATCGGGAAACGGGTAGACGGACAGTTTCCTCTTAAAATTGATGGAGAACTGTCTGAAATCCCGGCAATCACGATCGAGGGCGTATCGTATATTCCGCTTCGTGCGGCGGGCGAACTTTTTGGCGCGCAAGTTTCGTGGCTGGACGGTGAAATAATCATGGAGAAGATAAACAAAAATGTAGGTGTATTACCCCCAACCGCTGAAGAAATGGCGGAGGTTGCACGGATCGAACAGGAGCGATTGGACAGGGAAGCACAACAAAGAAATGAAATTGACAGGCAAATCAATCAGTTGCAAAGTGAAATCAAGACCAAAATTATACGCAAACAAGCGGATATCTCCGCCAAGAAAGCAACCATTAAGGAAATCGAGGAAAAAATCGAGGAAAACCCTGAATATATATCTGTTGAGGGGCCTGTTCGCTACAAAGATACACCGCAGTACCAACGGGATTTAGAACGGACTGCACAACTTAAATCGGAAATCGAAGCAATCCAAAATGAAATTGATGCTCTCGAAGCCCAACTCGCCGAACTCGAGCAGCAGAAAGCCGAGCTCGAGGCACAGCAATAACACAAATGCCCCACTCCGGGGCGTTTTCTTTTACCCTCCCTCGCGGAGGGTTTTTACTTTACCGCGAAAGGATGATCCGAATGGAACCGATCAAGGCAGTCTCGATCCAAACGAGCGCGACCTCGGGCGAGCTGACCGAGGACCGCATCCGCCAAATCGTGCGCGAAGAAATAGCCGCCCACGAGGAGCGGCGGCATCAAGAGGTCACGGAGTTTCTTGCTGCGACTGAAGGACTTGTTCGTGGTACTTCTGAATCGCGATTGTAGCGGCTCTTGCGGCAATTTTGGCTACATCCATCGGATATACTGTCTTGCCGAATCGCTTATTTTCGCTTTGAAACTCTTCAACAATGCGTCTTTCTAACTGCTTGAAATCGATGTCCAATGCACAAACCTCCCTTCTCTCGAAAATAGGCCGGGCAGCCTATCCATTCGACAGCATGGGAGGTTTTTCATTGCAAACAAACGTTTGGAGGTGCGACATGCCTAAAATCACACACATTATCCGGGTCGACATCGACCTGTCCCAGCAGCCCGTGCAGGAACTATGTGACGTGATCGCTGCCGTTCTGCCAGCGTATCGAGGGATGGAAAAAGAGATTTTGAGCAAGTTGCGTGAGGCAATAGACGGTCATCTCGAAGTTTTGAAAAAGGAGGATGAACAACGTGGCGCAAATCGAATTGCTGCAGCCGACCGAAAAGATTAAAGATTCCTACGGCAAAATCAACACCAGCCTGACAAACCTGAACAATAATAAGCTTGAAAAGTCAGGCGACACGATGACGGGTCCACTTACGATGACGGCTCAAAATTCGAACCCGAATGCATATTCGCAACCGATCTATATGAAATATGTGGATTCGGGCGGAACCGAACGATCGGCATATTTACAAACGCATCCTACCGGAAAACTGATTTTCCGGGATGGGGTTAATGATGGTGAGCTAACATTTTGGCATGATGGGAACAACCCGGCCAGCGTCGCAGCTAACGGGTACCAAGTATTGGCTAGCGGGCTGATCGTCCAATGGGGGTTTGCCACGGTAGCCGGAAACAACGTCGGAACGCCGATCACCTACCCGATCACTTTTCCGAACGTCGTCGCAAATGTACTCACAGTCCCGCGAGCGAATATAGGGGTCGCTGCCAGTCCAGAAAACCCTACGACGAGCGGGTTTACCTGTTATCAAGGACACTCGACGGATCTCACGGTCCATTGGATCGCGATTGGATGGTGATACCGATGTTTGGGCAAGAACAACCGCAGTATTTTGTCACTTTTGACGGCACCGGCAATATCGCCGGTTTTTATGTTGACACAATCCACGTTGACATCCCCGCGAGCGCCGTCCCGATCACGGTCGAACAGTGGCAGGCATACGCTGCTGCGCCGCACCTGTACAGGCTGGACGGCGAGACGATCCGCGAAAAAACGCCCGAAGAGATCGAGGCGGAGCGCGCGCAGCGGACGCCCGCGCCGCCGACGCTCCAACAGCGGGTCGAGGCGGCCGAGCAGGCTCTGATCGCGCTCATGGAGGCGATGTCCGATGTATGAGTTCATCCGAACGCAATGGATTCTTCGGAAAGTGACGGCCGAGTGGGTTCAGGCTCAGGTACCGCGCTGGATCACGCAGGAACAGGCTGATACGATTCTGGCAACGTCGCAGGTTCCGGAGGGCTCTGCCGAATAGGCGGGGCCTATTATGTTGGAGGGGATACCGTGGAAAATTGGTTCAAACCTGTTGTAGCTGTGAGCGGCGCGGCCGCCTCTTATCTTTTCGGGGGGTGGTCGTCGTTGCTTTCGATTCTGCTTACGTTTGTTGTGTTCGATTATGTAACTGGATTCGTAGCAGCGGCGAAGGAAGGAAAGCTGAACAGCGAAGTCGGCGCGTGGGGGATCGCGAAAAAAGTTGGTGTTTTCGCTATCGTGGCCGCCGCCCATTTGGTGGACACCGCGCTAGGAGACGCTCACCTTTTCCGGGATGCGGCGATATTTTTCTTTCTCGCAAACGAGCTGCTCAGCGTGATCGAAAATGCCGGCCGGATCGGTGTTCCCATTCCGCCCGTCATGCAGCGGGCGGTGGAAGTGCTGCGCGGGAAGGGGGATGTCGGCGATGCGGATCGTCATTGACGCGGGGCATGGTCCCGAGACAGCCGGCAAGCGGTCCCCGGACGGATCGCTCCGGGAATATCATTTCAACGCACCAACGGCGCGATATGTGGCGGACGAGCTCCTGCATGGATATGAGGGCGTCGAAATCCTCATGACCCACGACGACAGCCGCGACGTGCCGCTCAAGGAGCGCACGGATCGGGCGAACGCCTGGGGTGCGGACGTGTTCGTTTCTATCCACGCCAATGCCTATGGGGACGGTGGCTGGAACGACGCAAAGGGTATCGAAACCTACGTCTACACCACCCGCCCGGCGGCCGCCCTGAAGCTCGCGGGGGCGGTGCATCGAAACCTGATCCGCTCGACTGGCCGTCCGGATCGCGGCGTAAAGTCGGCGAATTTCCACGTCCTGCGCGAGACGAAGATGACCGCGATCCTCGTGGAATGCGGGTTCATGACCAACCGCGAAGAGTGTGCGCTTTTGAAAACGGACGAGTACCGTCGGAAGTGCGCGGAGGCTATCGTCGCCGGGATCGTGGAGACATACGGGCTCAAACCGAAGCAGACCGGGCAGACGCCGCCCTCGGATGACTGGCGCGCAGAATTTGCTGCCGCCCGGGAGTGGGCGGTCGAGCAAGGCATCACGGACGGCAGCCGACCGAAGGATACCGTGACGCGAGAAGAGGTTTGGACTATGTTGTGGAGGATGCTGAATGGCGAAGAAAAAAAATAAAGGCGACGTTTGTTGGTACGATATCGACTCAAAACGAAAAACACCAATCGCATACTCCACGGTTGCGACGTCCTACTTGATTTCAGTGCTCGCTGAGCAACACGAGACGATACAGGACGTGTACGAGGCGATCAGGTATGACCCTGAAGCAAAGGCAATCATGCGGGAGTACATCAAGCGTGGGCACGGAAAGAAGGTTGCGAAACGGTATTTTTGCAGTTAAGAAAAAACCCTCTGACTTGGCGCGCTGCTTTGGTTGGATGGTCATTGCGCCGGAAAAAATCAGGTGGTCAGTATGATCAGCGTACTTATTTGCACCTGCCGCGTTAATGATAAAACCCCGCTCAGCTATGCGCTGGGCGGGGTTTTTTTGCTTTGGGCATATTTCTCCGCCCGGTCTTTCCGCCACAGCGGCCGCCCCTCGAACACAGCGTCCGGCCGGGGAAAGCGCCCCCGATAGGTGGGTTTCAGCGCCCGTTGGCCGGCCAGACTGACGTTCTGCTGCGTCGTGCCGAGGAGCCGCGCAAATTCGGCGGCTCCGATCAGTTCGAGGGGCGGGGTCAGTTTCCCCGGACTGCCTCCCACGCTTTGACGGCTGCCTGCATCGCTGCGCGTGCGGCGTCCTCGCTGTCGTGCCACTCGAAGCCGTTGGATCCGTCCGGATTCTCTTCTTCCGGAAGTTCGTCGGCGTAAGGGAACTCCCAGCCCCAGGCAAACGCCACTCGGCCGTCTTCTCCGCGAAGTAGCGCGTAGGCTTCATCGCGGTTCGGGAAATCTTCCCGGATCTCAATTCGTTCAACTTTCACCATAGCGTATAACCTCCTCCTTTTTGATATTGCGGCTTC